AGTTGTTCAGGCGGGATGTCGGAGAGGTTCTTGGACATGGTGCGAAGCTACTTGCTTCGCGCCCCGGCGACAAGATGCACGCAATTTCGCCATCGCGTATGGAAAGGCTGAAGTGACGCCGGGGACGCCTGTCGCCGTGGCGGCGCGTCCGGCGCATGGGCAAGGTGGCGCGCATGTTGCACCACCGGATCAGCCTTTGCAAGGACGACCCCGCCGCCGGCGCGCCGCCCACGGCCACCGCGGCGGCCCGCGCGCTCGCGCTCGCCGCCGACGGTTCGGGCGCGCCGGAATGGGTCCAGCTGCTGCCCGCCGGGCCAGAAGTCGTCGGGCGCGACGGGCGCGCCTGGCGGCTAAGCGATCCGCAGGCGCTCGTCCGGCGCACGCTCGATGCGAAGCCCGAGCCGGTCCTGCATATCGACTACGAGCACGCCAGCGAGACGCGCGCGCCAGAGGGCGAGCCAGCCCCGGCCGCCGGCTGGATCACCGCGCTTGAGGCCCGCTCCGACGGCATCTGGGCGAAGGTCGAGTGGACCGAGCGCGCCGGCGCGATGATCGAGGCGCGCGAATACCGCTACCTTTCGCCGGTGTTCTACTTCGAGCCGGAGACGGGCGAGATCGTCGGGCTGCTCTCGGCCGGGCTGACCAACCGCCCGAACCTGCCGCTGGCCGCGCTCAACCGGGAAACGGCCGCGGCATCCACCACCACCACGGAGACCCAAATGACGACGAAGGCCATCGCCAAGGCGCTCGGGCTGCAGCCCGAGGCCAGCGCCGAGAGCATCGAGGAGGCGGTCAAGGTGCTGCAGTCGCGCGCCGAGAACCCGCCGCTGGAGAAGTTCGTGCCACGCGCGGATTACGACGCGCTCAAGGAGCGCGCGGAAAAGGCCGAGAACGCGCTCGATGCCGAGCGCAAGGCCAAGACGGAAGCCGAAATCACCGCGGCCGTCGATGCCGCGGTCGAGGAGGGCAAGATCGCCCCGGCGACCAAGGAGTACTACCTGGCGCAGTGCCGCACCGAGGGCGGCCTGGAGCGCTTCAAGGAATTCGTCGCGAGCGCGCCGAAGATCGCCGCGGCCAGCGACAGCGGGCTGGACGGGCGCAAGCCGGGTCAGGGCGAAGGCCAGCTCAGCGAACAGGAGAAGGCGGTGTGCCGCAACCTCGGCATCACCGAGGAGGCATATCTGAAGCAGAAGGGGGCCGATAATGGCGCTGACTAAGGACCGCAACACGGCCGCGCGGGCCGATGATCTCTACGGCTATCCGGTCGCCGCGGACGCGGTGATCCATGCCGGCGCGCTGGCGGTGCTGGATGCCGGCTACGCCAAGCCCGGAACCGGGGCCACGGGCCTGCTCGCGGCGGGCCGCGCCGAAGAGGCGGTGGACAACACCGGCGGGGCGAATGGCGACAAGACCGTGCGGGTGCGCCGCGGCGTGTTCCGCTTCGCCAGCTCCGCCGGCGATCCGGTCGTCCAGGCCGATATCGGCTCCGTGTGCTTCATCGAGGACGACGAGACGGTCGCCAAGACCTCGAACAGCGGCACGCTGTCGGCGGCGGGCGTGATTCGCGAGATCGACAGCGCCGGCGTCTGGGTCTCGGTCGGCCTGCCAAGCAATCTGCAGGGCGGCGCGGTGGCCGATCTGGCCGGCGCGCTCACCGGCACGGCGGACGGCGCGCTCGCCGATGTCGCCGATATCGACATCGCCTCCGCCGCTGCCGATGCGGCGAACCCGACGGCGGCGGAGATCGACACGGCCGTCAACGCCGCGATTGCCGAGACCAATGAGCAGCTCAAGGAACTGCAGGTCAAGAACAACGAACTGTTGGCGGCGCTGCGCGCTGCTGGCGTCGTCTCGTAAGGGGAAGCGGAATGATCATCAACCAGCAGAACCTGGGCATTCTTTATCAGGGCTTCAAAGCCAATTTCCAGCAGGGGCTGTCCCAGGTCGAGCCGATCTACGAGCGGCTGGCGACCACGGTCACCTCGACGACCCGATCGGAGAAATACGGCTGGCTCGGCAAGATGCCGCGCATCCGGGAGTGGATCGGCGACCGCGTGGTCGAGAACATCGCGATGCACGACTACGCGATCACGAACAAGTCGTTCGAGAGCACCGTGGCGGTGGACCGCGACGACATCGACGACGACCAGTACGGCGTCTATGCGCCGCTGATGACCGAGATGGGCCGCTCGGTGCGCCTGTTCCCCGACGAGCTGGTTTTCCAGCTGCTGCTCGCCGGCTGGACGACCGAGTGCTATGACGGCCAGCCGTTCTTCGACGCCGATCACCCGGTGCTCGATGAGAACGGCGCGGAAGTCTCCGTGTCGAACGACGGCGGCGGCGCCGGCGCGGCCTGGTTCCTGATGGATACCACTCGCGCGCTGCGCCCGATCATCTATCAGCGCCGGCGCGAGTTCGAGTTCGTCACCAAGGACGACCCGCGCACCTCCGATGATGTGTTCAACCGCAAGGAATACGTCTACGGCACCGACGGCCGCGCCAATGTCGGCTTCGGCTTCTGGCAGATGGCCTACGGCTCCAAGCAGGACCTGAGCAAGGCCAACTTCCGCGCGGCGCGCACGGCGATGATGAGCTTCAAGGGCGACTATGGCCGCCCGCTGGGCATCAAGCCGAATATCCTGCTGGTCGGCCCGTCGAACGGCGACAAGGCCCGCGACATCATCCTGGCCGAGCGCGACGACATGGGCGCCACGAACACCGACCGCAACCTGGTCGAGATCATCGAAACGCCGTGGCTGGAGTAGGCTGATGCTAGAGGTCACAGTCACGGCCAAGCGTGACCGCCGCCGCGCGGACTATCGCTTCCGCAAGGGTCAGCCAGTCACTTTCCACAGCGACACGCTGAGCGAGGCGCAGCTCGCCGCGCTCAAGGCCGATCCAGTGCTGGATGTCGTCGAGACGCCCACCGCGGAAACGTCGCCGCCCCCGGAGCCGGAGGCCGGGCCGGCCGCGGAAGAGACGGCCACGGTGCCAGAGCCGGAAGGGGCGAGCGCGCAGGACCAGAACGACGCGCCGGAAGCCAGCGCCGAGGCGCCCAAGCCTGGCAAGGGCAGGAGCGGCGGCAGGCGCAAGGGCGCGAAGGCGAACAAGGAGTAATCGAGGGCCGCCCAAGTTCCGGGGGGTGAGCGCGGGCATCCTGGGGAAACTCCAGGGCGATGTCGTGGCGGCCCGCGGGCGCCGAGAGCGCCCGTCACTGACGGCGGCAATTAATCGCCCGCCCCGCGCGTGAATTCGAGAGCTTTTGGGGGCTGGTTAGAAGAAGCCTCAACATCTGCGTGGATGACGAAACCCGCGCTAGCGGGTGGCCAGCGAGACACGCAGACGCCCGATCGGCCTGGGCGAGGTGCTGATGGTGGACGCCGACCGCCAAACAGGAGGCCGCGTAACACCCGTGACGGTGGCTAGAGCGGCGACGCGCTGGCTGCAAGCGGGGTGAGGCGTGACAGCCCGGAGAGACGGGCATCTCTTATGGGGCGGCGTATAGGGCTCATACCCCGGCGCGCCGCCCCGCTTCTGAGCTTTCCGCGCCCATCCGGGCGCGGGTACGGCCCTAAGGGCCGGCGGGCAGTCGCCCGCTCAGTCGCGCCCGGTGGGCGCGTCTGGGGGGCGTCCCCGCCAACAATGGAGCACCCCAGCGCGGTTTGCCGCGCTGTAAGGCCGACCGGCCGCCGCGCCTAGCGCGGATCGCGGGCCGGATGGCCCGCGGAGGAGAAAATGCCCTACGCGGCTGAGCAAGACATCATCGACCTGCACGGGGCCGAGCTCCTGGACCTGCTCGCCGACACCGACGGGGATGGCAACCGCGACAGCGCGGCCGTCACCCAGGCGCTCGAAGACGCCAGCGCGGTGATCGACAGCTATCTCTCCGCGCGCTACGCGCTGCCGCTGTCGCAGATCCCGCGCACGCTGGTCACGCTTTGCGTCGACATCGCGATCTACCGTCTCGCGCGCTCGCCAGACCTGCTCTCGGAAGACATCCGCCAGCGCTACGAGGACGCGCTCAAGCACCTGTCGCACATCGCCGCGGGCAAGGCCGGGCTGGGCATCGCCGAGCCGGAAAGCGCCGGGTCATCCGAGATGGTGGTGATGGACGCCCAGCCGCGCCGCAGCGGGCGCGACAAGCTGAGGGGCTGGTGATGGCCGGATTGCTTCGCTTCGCTCGCAATGACGCACCCCAGACGCGCTTCAGCGCGGCTGAGCCGCCGACTGGCGGCCGGCCCGAGGGCCGTGACCGGGCCATGGATATGGCCCGGAAAGGTGAAAGGTGATGGCCGGGCTTCGCGTCGACATCACCACGCGCGGGCTCGACGGGGCGCTCAAGAAGATGGCGCGGCTGTCGCGCTTCGACAAGACGGTCCTGCTCGACCAGCTCGGCCAGCTCGTCGAGATGCAGACCAAGCGGCGCATCGCCCACGAAAAGCGCTCACCCGACGGCGCGCCCTGGAAGCCGAACCTCGAAGGCACGTCGACGCTGTTTCGCGAGGGCTTTCTTCAGGGCTCGATCCATCACGTCACCGGGCCGGCGAGCGTGAGGATCGGCACGGGCCTGGTCTACGCGGCCATCCATCAGTTCGGCGGGACGATCGTGCCGAAAACGGCGAAGCGCCTGGCCTTCACGCTGCGCGGCAAGAGCGTCTTCGCGAAGAAGGTGACGATCCCGGCGCGGCCTTATCTCGGCGTGTCGACGGAGAACAAGGCCGAGATCGAACGCGCCACGGCGCTGTTCGTCAGGGGGAGGCTGGCATGATGGCTTTTTTGTTGTCGGCGGGACATCCGTCCCGCCGCTACGGGCCTAAGGCCCGGCGGGCAGTCGCCCGCTCAGCCGCGCTGCGGGCGCGGCTGGGGTGCTCCACCGGGAGGTCTTTATGATCCTTACTGCTTTCCGCGACGCCGTGGTGGCCGACTTTGCCGCGCTGATGCCGGAGCTGCGCATCGAGCCGCATTTCGGCCCGTTCGATGTGGAGGAGCTTTCCCAGTTCACGCGGCGCGCACCGGCGGTGATGGTCTCGATCGTCGGCGCGGCTTCCGCGCGCCAGGTCGCCAACCGCCAGCTCGATGTCGAGCTGCACTGCGCCGCCTTCATTGTCACGCGCGCCGCCGCCAGCCTGCCGGCCGATGTCGCCGCGCTCAACATCGCCGAGAGCCTGGCCGGGCATCTGTCGATGCGCAAGTTCGGCGATCACTCCGAGCCGGCGCATTCGATCCAGATCACCAATCACTACGCCGGGGCCTCGAAAGGCATCGGGCCCATCGCGCTGTTCGCGACCGAGTGGCGCCAGGTCGTGCGGATCGGCGCGAGCGTGTCGAGCGCGACCGGGCAGACCGTGCCGCTGCCCAGCGAAATCTATGTCGGCGACGAGCTGATCTACGAGGGAGGCGGGGCATGACCAACCAGCGCTATTTCGTCGGGCGGCGGCCGGATAACGGCCGCTGGGCGGTCTACGAGCGCGCGCCCGATGGCAGCCGCTCCCGCTGGATTGACGAGGGCTGGCGCGACAGCGCGAATGCCGAGCTGCAGCGCATCGAGCTGGAGATGGCGGCGGAGAAGTTGAGGCTGCCCCATGGCTGATGATTTCGAGCGCCTGATCTTCCGGATCACCGAACTGGAGCGCCGGGTCCGCAACCAGCTGCGCACCGGGCGCGTGGCCGAGGTCGACTACCAGAATGCGCGCGTCAAGGTGATCGACGAGGACGGCGATCAGCACAAGCTCACCACCGCCTGGCTGCCCTGGGCCGAGGTCGGCGGGCAGATCAAGAGCTGGAACCCGCCGGTGAAGGACCAGCAGGTGATCGTGGTTTCGCCGTCGGGCGAGGTTGGCCAGGGCGTAGTGCTGCCGGCGGCTTTCTCCGATCACCATCCACAGCCTTCCACAAGCGGAAGCGAGCAGCTGGTGACCTTCGGCGAGACGACGGTGCGGCTTACCGAGGGCGAGGCGCGGATCATCAGCCCTAAGATCGTGCTGGAGGGCGACGTGCATCTGGGCGGCGACAGCGGCAAGCTGGTCCACCGTAAGGGCGATCTGGATAGCGACGGCGACGCGGCTGTCGGCAGCGCGAGCAAGGTCTACGCGGTCTGAGAAGGAGACGAGGCATGGAATTGCAGGACTACGAGGTCATGAAGACCACCTGGATCAACGGACGCCGGGCGCTGCCGGGCGCGGTCGTGAAGCTGAGCGAGCGCGCGGCGCGCTATCACCTGCTCGACGGGGCGCTCAAGCCGGTTTCAAAGGCCGTTTCAAAGCCGGTTTCAAAGGCCAAAAAGGTCGCGAAGACGGAAGGCTGATCCCATGGCGGGCCTCGACCGCGATACCGGCAAAACGCTTTCTGGCTGGGAACATGCTTCCAAGTCGATCAGCGATCTCTTGTCCACCCCCATTGGCACGCGGGTGGAGCGGCGCGACTACGGCTCGCGCCTGCATGAGCTGATCGACCGGCCGATCACTGCCGGCACAGTCGCCGAGGCCGCCCGCGCCGTCGCCGAGCCGCTCTACCGCTGGGAGCCGCGCTTCGAGGTCACCCGCGTGCGCATCGAGGAGGCGAGCGCGGAAGGCCGGCTCGGCATCATCGTGTTCGGCAATTACTTCCCGCGCGGACATCTGGGCGACTTCACGCCGGAAGAGCGCAGTCTGGAGCTGACGGTATGACGGAGGCATTGGCTGGATTGCTTCGCTTCGCTCGCAATGACACGCCCCAGCGCGGCTTGCCGCGCTGTAAGCGCGACCGCGCGCCGGCCCTAGGCCGGACCCGCGGCGCAGATGCGACGCGGAGGCAGAAATGACGCGCTTCCAGGCTATCGATCTGTCGCAGCTGCCGACACCGGATGTGGTCGAGACGCTCGACTACGAGGCCATCCGATCCGCGCTGCTGGGCGACCTGGCGGCGCGCTGGCCCGACTTCGACATGTCGGCGATCGAGGCGGACCCGGCGGTGAAGGTGCTGGAGGTCGCGGCCTATCGTGAGCTGCTGTTGCGCGCGCGGGTCAACGACGCGGCGCGGGCTGTGCTGCTGCCCACAGCCACCGGAGCCGATCTCGACAACCTCGCGGCGAATTATCACGTCAAGCGCTTCGTCGTGCAGGAGGCCACCGAGACCGCGGCGGCGGTGATGGAGAGCGATGCCAGCCTGCGCGAGCGCGTTAAACTGGCCATCGAGGCGTTTGCCTGCGTGGGCACCGACGGCGCCTACCGCTTCCATGCGCGCAGCGCCGATCCGCGCGTGAAGGACGTCAATGTCTACCGGCCCAACGACGGCACAGGCGAGGTCGATATCGCCATTCTCGCGCATGAGGGCGACGGCAGCGCGCCCGCCGATCTTGTCAACGCGGTCCGCGCGCACGTCCTGCAGCCTGATATCAGGCCGCTCACCGACATCATTACCGTGCGCGCGGCAATGATCGTGCCCTATAGCGTGGCCGGCGTCTTGAAGGTGGCGCTGGGGCCAGACCCTGCCGTGGTCAAGGCCGAGGCGGCAAAGGCCATTCAGGCGTATCGCGATGCGCGCCACCGCGTCGGCGAGACTGTCTACCGCAATGGCCTGATCGCGGCTGGCTGGGTGCCGGGTGTCGAGCAATTTACGCTCACCAGCCCAGAGGCTGATGTCACGGTCGCCGCTGATGAGGCGCCCTGGGCGACCAGCATTACCGTCACAGCGGAGGCGGCCGGATGAGCTACGACGAGCATCTGCTGCCGCCAAACGCCACCGCGTTCGAGCGCGCGCTGTCGAGCCCATCGGGTCGGATCCTCGACATCCCGGTGCCGATCGACTTGCTCAAGGATCCAGCGAGGATCCCCGCCAGCTTGTTGCCCTGGATCGCTTGGGAGTTCTCGATCGATGTCTGGGACGAGGGCTGGCCCGAGGCGGTGCAGCGCGACGTCATCGCGCGCTGGTTCGACCTGCACCGGCAAAAGGGCACCCTCAAGGGCATCTCGGACCATATCGGCCTGACCGGCTCGGAGGTTGTGCGCGCCGTACAGCCGCCGCAGGAGGTGTATTGGGCCCCTGAAGACGCGGCGACGCTTGCCGCCTGGAAAGCCAAGCTGCCGCAAATCCGCATTTACCCATTCCGGCTGCCTGGCGATGCCGATGGCTTCTACTGGGACACGGACTTCTTTGGCGACGATGGCGATGGCGAAGGCCAGGCCAACGGCTTTTACTGGCCCGATGGCGGCCCGGACACCATGGGCCGGCGGGCCACGCTGTGGACGCCGGACGGCGCGGAAGTCGATGTGTCGTGGATGCAGGGGGCGGGGCCGTTCACGCCGGAGGGCGTCGAGCGCTTTGGCCTGCCCGGCCTGGCGGCGCAGGGCGGGCTTTATTTCGATCACGGCTTTCTCGATCACGACTTTCTCACCGAAGACGAGGGCGACTTCGAGACCGTGGCGATCGAGCGCTCCGGGATCGGGGAGATCGTCAATGCCGGCTACCGCGCGACCTCGGTGGAGCCGGAGCTGGTGATGGCGGCCGGCACGGCGGCGCAAGACGCGCTGTATCTCGATCACGGCTTTTGGGATGTCGACTATCTCTTGGCCGATGAAGCCGCTGGCGATGTCTATGAGCGCTTCTACCTGTTTATACCCGAGCGCTGGCCGGGCGACCCGGATCCGTATTTCTACTGGGACAATGATCGCTTCGGCATTGCCGCGTACACCGCCGAGCTGCTGGTGGATACCCAGGAGCATGCCGTCGGGCCGATCAGCTTCGACGATGATGCTGGATTTCAGGTGCCGCCGGATTTCACGCAGCTATGGCGCACGGCTGATGCCGCGGTGATCTCCAAAGCGCTCCGGGATCAAGTGCTGCTTGATACTGAGGTCTGGCGGCGACCGCAGTTCGGAGACCGGCGCAGGTTTTCCGATGGGCTGAGATTCAACACTTTCGTGAGGGCTTAACATGCACAAGCAGTCAACACTGCACACTAATCAACAGGGCGTCTCCGCGGACATTAACCGATTGCAACGCTATGCCCAGGAGACATTCGATTACCTCGTCGCCGACGCCATCAGTGACGGACAGGCCTATGCGGGCTTTTCACTGGCGAAGACCGGTACTGCCGAAGTCACAGCCGATCCGGGCCGGATGTACAAGGCCGGCAAGATCTACACGCGCGAGACGCCTGCTGTGATCGACGTTTTCTCGCAACTGCCGGTGAGCACCAAGAAATACATGGCTCTGGTGGTGTCCGGCGCGGATGTCGAGACCGATAATCAGCCGCGCAAATTCCTGATGGATGCGGAGACCCGCGCGACACAAACGAGCACGGTTCCTACGACCGAGCATCGTGCGGCCACCGTGTCCACTGTGGCCGGCACCGAAAGCGCCAACCCGCAGAAGCCGACTGTCAGCTCCGATCTGGTCACGCTGGGCTGGGCGCTGCTGGATCCCGCCGGCGTCGTGTCTGTCGAGCAAAACGACGCGGCCGAGCTCGATAGCGTGCTTGATAATGCGCAGCGTCTGGCTGTGCTGGAGGCCTGGCGCCTCGAAATCGGGGCGCGCATTGATACGCTTGCGTCGGATTTGACCAAGCTCAATGCCGCCACCGACGATTTGGCCGACACCGAGATCCTGCTCGACCTGGCGCGAGACGTGGCCCGCCTCAAAGAGCTGGCGGAACTGCCGGATACCTACGCGGCGTACGGCGCGGACCGCTTTCTCACAGATGAGGAAAGCGACACCCAGAACGTCAACTATCTCGCGAAAATCGAGGAGGGGCTGCGCTTCGCCCACGAAGCCGAGGACCTCGGCCAGCTAGAGCTGTTCAATAGCGTCGAGCCGCTTGCCGTCAATAGCAACGGCTTTGTCCTGCCAGCATATTCTGAAGTGCTGCGACTCGCTGTCGAAGGAAATCCACCTGGATTTGGTCAAAACAACCCGGCCGAATCGCTACAGATCAACCAGTACACGAGTCAGCAGACCATATTTAAAAAGTCCACGCGCTCGCCTAAGCGCGTACGAAATGGATTGCAATACAGTATGGTGAGCAATAAGTCATATTGGGAGACAGGTGAGTACGATGCAGCCCAGCAAATACTAGCCATGACTGGCGAAGAATTTGATGATGTCCCCGAAATCAAATACCGCTCAAAGGTTAAACGCACGCGGCAGAAGCACTTCTACTACGACAAATCTGATGACGTCTACTGGAGACGCAAGACTGTGACCCACGCCGTCAATGGATCCGTCGTCGCGCAGACCTGGCTGAACGCACAGGATATGTGGCTCACCAGGCTGGAATTGCCGCTCGCTGACGTTGGCCCGTCCGGCAATCTGCATGTCGTGGTTTGCAAGGCGGTTGACGGCAAGCCCAGCGTCGAGGACGCCATCGCGGTTGTGACCGTCGACCATGCCGACCTGAAGACCTATCCAGAGTGGACCGAGGTGCCTATGCCCTCTGTCTTCCTGGAGGCCGGCCAGCGCTACGCGATGGTCCTGGTGAGCGAGGGGGCGCATTATATCCGGCTCACGCAAGGCGCTTCCTTTGCCGAGGGCACCTTGTTCTACAGCACAGACGGCAGCTTCTATCAGGGCGATCTGAGCAAGGACATTTCCTTCCGGCTGTATGCGGCGAAATTTGACCACCCCCGTGTGGAGGTCAAACTGGACCCGCTGAGCCTGTCAGGCGGGATCACCGATATTGACATCCTGGCCAGGGCGACTGTGCCCGAAGGCACCGATTTGCGTTTTGAGGTGCTGCCCTCAGGCGGAAGCTGGACCCCGCTGGCGCCGGTGCTGGAGGGAAACACAGTCTACCACAACTTGCCGCCGCTGCTTGAGTTCCGTGCGGTGTTCATCGGCACGACCGACGTCATGCCCGGCATCGATTTGACGAACAGTGAGGTGCGCATATCAAGGCCTCGCACCACATTCACGCATATCTCAAAGAGCATTACGCCGGCGGCAGCGACGCAATCGATCAAGGTGACGGTGGTCGCGGCCAATTTCTACGAGGCCAATCACGATCTCACCTGTGTGATCGATGACAACACCAATGGCGCGACAGACATCGCGCCGGCGACCACTTCAGATGTGGACCGCGGCGCAGTGGACGATGCCGACCATCGGCGCATTGAGCGCACCTTTGAGTGGACGGCGACAGAGCTGCCGAGCGCGACATCTGATTTTCAGATCAAGATCAATGGCGCCACCACCTCGGCGCTCGACACCTTCATCGTGGAAGAGCGCGTGCATCTGACGTTCTAGGTGACGTTCTAGGCCGTTTAACGACAATTTGAGAGAGGTTGAAATGGCGAAAACGCAAGGGAAAAAGGCCCAGGAGCAGCCGGTCGAGGTGCGGGTGAAGCATGTCGTCAAGCTCGACACCGGCACAGTCTTGCGCCCTGGCATGCGGGTCTGGCTGAAGCCGCACATGATTGAGGCGCTCGGCGGCGCCGTGGAGAGGGTTTAATGCCGTCTCAACTGCACAAATACCGTGTGGATGGCGACACGGAAATCGACGAGGCGTGGTTTAACAGGTTCGCCGCCGATATAGATGGGCGCATTACGGCGCTGGAGGGCGGTCAAGCGAACACCGAAAAGGTGATCGATGAGCTGATCAAAATCGGTCTGGAGCGCATCAACGAAGTGCTCAAACCAGCTTTCGATGAGATCGAAGAGCTGGCGCACCTCGGCGATCTGCTCAACGCCTCGTCGGACACCGAACTCACCATCGGCACTGGCACGCAAATCTTTTATGTGGTGCCGGATGATCGGCAGACCTTTGCCGCACCACTGTATGTGGTGGCCGCTGTCAGCGGCGAAACTGATAAGTGGATGGCGGGCCGTGTCCTGTACTGGAACGAGGAAAGCGGCGAACTGCAGGTCGATGTCACCAACACCCGCGGGGCAGGCACATATGCCGACTGGGACATTTCGGTGGCCTCGATCCCGCCCGATACGCCCCCGGCTCAGACGGCCAGCAACGTCAATTTTTCGCCGGCAGGGGCGATTGAAGCGGACACGGTGCAAGCTGCGATCGAGGAGCTTGACAGCGAGAAGGCCAGCGTTGGTCACGATCACGCGGGGACGTATGCGCCCGTCGGTCATACGCATAGCGATCTCGCGCCGAAAAACAGCCCGGAATTTACCGGCGAGCCAAAGGCGCCAACGCCGGCGAATGGCGATAGCTCGACAAAGGTGCCAACAACGGCCTTCGTCACAAATGCCATCGCAAACGGCGTCATCGTCGACGCCAGCTTCACCGATCCGGGCTATGCGGTCTTTGCAGGCGGGCTTGTATTGCAATGGGGAACATTCGACCACACCGGCGGTAACTATACGACGTTTACTTGGCCGATGGCTTTTCCAAACGCGTTTTTGTCAGGCTCTTGCGTTTCAACACAAACAAACAAGACTTGTGAATTTTTTCCGCACCCAGACAATACGCTTACGCAATTTGAGGTCGGACTTACCAACCACTTGAGCGAAAATAAAACCGGATTAGTTTTGGTGATCGGAGTTGGTTTCTGATGAAATACCTTCATTTTGACGATGCAAGCGGAGCGCCATTGGGTTTTTACTCGCAATCCGTCCACGGTGAAAATATTCCTACGCCCAACATTCAAGTAGATGATGCGACATGGCGCGACGTGCTGATCAACCCGAAGTCACGGCGGGTCAATCTTGACACGCTGGAGGTGGAAGTGTTTACGCCGCCCCCTGAGGTCGTGCCGATACCCGAAAAGATCAGCTTTCGCCAAGCCGTGATCGGCGCGGTGACCGATGAATGGATCACCGAAGCCGAAGGCGACGCCTGGGCGCAGCGCAATGACATCCCGCAGATCGTCAAGGATTACATTGCGAGCTTGCGGGAGGAGGCCCAATTCGCTGCGCGCGCAACGGCCTACACCATGACCGAAGTGTATCGTATGAGCGCGATGATGATCGCGGTTGCGTCGCTGGCGATGCCGGGCAAGACGGACCAGGAGGTGAGCGACGCGCTCGACACCTTCTTCCAGACATATTCGCAAGCCTAGCGGCGACAGCCGCCCCCGTTAGCCCGCGACCTCCCGTGCGCTATAGTCCCGCGTAAAGCCGCGCCCCAGAAAAAGGGACTATCGAGCCATGCCAGAGCAGTTTTTCCACGGCGTCGAGATCGTCCAGATCGACACCAAATGGCGCCCGATCGAGACGGTCAAGTCGTCCGTCATCGGGCTTATCGGCACTGCGCCGGACGCCGACGATGCCGACTTTCCGCTGAACCAGCCGGTGCTGATGCTCGGCAACCGCTACCAGACCGAAAAGCTCGGCAATACCGGCACGCTGAAGGACGCGGTCGACGCGATCTACGACCATATCGGGGCGTGGGTGGTCGTGGTGCGCGTCGAAGAGGCGGTGACGCAGGCGGAGACGCTGTCCAACATCGTCGGCGATTATGCCGCCCGCTCGGGCGTGCACGCGTTCTACAACGCCGAGCCGCAGCTCAAGGTCACGCCGCGGCTGATGGTGGCGCCTGGCTACACCTCGCAGAGGATGGAAGACGGCATCACCCAGATCAACGTCACCAACGGCGGCACCGGCTATACCGACCAAACCACGGTCGAGATCACCGACCCCGGCGGCGGCGTGGGCGCGAAGGCCACAGCGCAGATCACCGCCGGCGCGATCACCAGTATCACCGTGCTGAACCCCGGCCTCGGCTACGACCAGGCCTCCGTGGTCGTCACCATCTCCGACCCCGGCGGCGGCGCCGGCGCGACAGCCGAGGCGACAGTTGGCGATGCGGCTAATCCGGTGGTGGCGGAGCTGCTGGGCATTGCCGCGCGGCTGCGCTCAGCGATTATCGCCGATGCCGGCACGGTGGCCGAGGACAGTATCACTTACCGGAACGATTGGGGCTCCGAGCGCATCCTGTGCGTGGACAACCAGCCGCTGTTCTGGGACACGAGCCTGGATGCCCATGTCGCGCAACCGCCAAGCGCGCGCGTCGCCGGGCTTCAGGCGCTGATCGACAATACCAAGGGATTTTGGCATTCGCCGTCTAACCATGTCATCCACGGGATCACCGGAACCTCGCGTCCGGTGGACTTCAACCTGTCCGATCCGAACTCCGAGGCGAGCTACCTGAACGCCAATGACGTGGCCACGATCATTCACCGCGACGGCTACCGGCTGTGGGGCAACCGCGGCTGCTCCGCCGATCCGCTCTGGGCGTTCTGGTCGGTCGGCCGGGTGCGCGACATGATCTACGAGAGCATGGAACGCGCGATGCTGTGGGCTGTCGATAAACCCATTTCGACGGAGCTTTACGAGGCGCTCGCAGAGCAGGTGAATGCCTATCTGCGCCGGCTGAAGGCGCAAGGCGCCATCGTCGGCGGGGAAGCCTGGATCGACCCGAACTTCAACACCCCGGACATGCTGGTCCAGGGCAAGGTGACATTCAGCTTCGACTTCGAGCCGGTCGCGCCGGCCGAGCACATCACGGGCCGGGCGCATCGCGAGCCGGGCTATTACCAGGACCTGATCGATCAGGTGATCCTGAGCCTGGCGAGTTAGTGAGTTTTCGCGGCGCATCCGCGCCGCGGTCCGCGCCTAGGGCGCGGCGGGCAGTCGCCCGCTCAGCCGCGCTTTTCAAGCGCGTCTGGGGGAGGTTCCCCCGCCTGCGTTTGGCACCCCAGCGCGGCCTCGCCGCGCTGTAAGCCCGACCGGGCGTCGGGCCGTTGGCCCGGAACCGCCGGACGGATGTCCGGCGGAATGCAAAGGAGACAAACACATGGTCACCAACGTCCTCGGTGATTTCACCATTTTTGTCGATGGCTTCGGCAAATGGGGCACCTGCGAGACCCTGAAGCTGCCGGTGCTGGAGGCGAAGACGGAAGAGTTCCGCGGCGGCGGCATGGACACCCCGCGGACGATCGTGCTGGGCACCGAAAAGCTGGAGGTGGAGTTCACCCTGACCAGCCACGACGCGCAGGTGGTGGCGCTATGGGGCCTGGCGCCGGGCCTGCAGAAAGACTTCACGATCCGCGGCTCGCTGATCGCGCCGGGCGAGGAAGAGAGGCCCGTCATCACCAACGTGTCCGGCCAGATCATGAAGCTCGACAACGGCGACTGGAAGCCGGGCGAGAAGGCCGAACTGCAGGTGATGATCGGCGATATCATCTTCTACCGCCACCGCATCGACGGCCAGGAGGTGCACCGGATCGATGTCATCAACCAGGTGCGGATCATCAACGGCGTCGACCAGCTCTCCACGCGCCGGCGGAATCTGGGACGGTGATGTGGGGCACCCCAGCCGCGCCGGTGGCGCGGCTGAAAGCGCGACCGCGCGCCGCGCTTAGCGCGTAACCGGCAGGACGGATGTTCTGCCGTCTAAAAAGGAGCTTTAAATGGCCAGTAACCGTTTGAAAAAGCCGGCGCAAAACGTCTTTACGCTGGAGGTCCCGGTCGAGTGGGACGGCGAGACGATCGCGACCATCGCCTGGCGCAAGCCCAAGGGCCGCGACATGCGCAAGATGACCAATCTCATCGGGCGCGATCGTGGCAATATCGGCGATGCGACTGTCAAGATGATGGCCGATCTGTGCGAGATGTCCGAAGAGTTCTTCGATGAGTTGGACGGCGGCGACTGGACGCGGCTGAGCCAGGAGATCAGCGGTTTTTTGGATCCTGCCCTGAAAACCTAGACGACGTCATCGCCGACCTCGCCTACTGGTTCAAGTGGGGGCTGAGCGAGATCCTCGATATGGAGGTCGAGGACATCATGGCGTTCCACCGCCGCGCCCGTGAGCAGGCGGAGGCCCAGGCCAAGGCGGCGCGCGGAAAGGAGTGATTGTGGCACCCCAGACGCGCCGCAAGGCGCGGCTGAGCCGCCGACCGGCGGCCGGCGCTTAGCGCCGGAACCGGGCCGCGGATGTGGCCCGGAAACCTAAAAAGGAAGCATGTCTCATGGCCGACATGAACGTCTCGGTGCTGCTGCGCCTTGTGGACCGGCTCTCCGGCCCGGCGCGGCGCGTGCACGGGGCGATGGACCGGATCAAGCGCTCCACCGCCGGCGCGGCGGCGGGTTTCGCGCGCCTGCAGGCCGCGGCCATGGCCGCCGGCGCGGCGATGATGAGCTTCGGCGGGGCCATGATCGGGCGCTCGATGGCCGCAGCCGCCGGTCTGGGCGCGGGGATTTTCGGGCTGACGCGCAACCTCCTGTCGTTTGACCAGCAGATGAACCGCGCCGCCGCAATATCGCGCGCTACCCCCCAAGAGTTTGAGCGTATGAAGGTCGCGGCCGAGCGCATGGGCCGCACCACGCAGTTTACAGCCACGGAGTCGGCGGAAGCACTCAGCTTCCTGAATATGGCCGGACTGGGGGTGGAGAAATCAATGGCCGTCCTGCCCCATACGCTTAATCTTGCCGCCGCGTCGGGTATCAGTCTTGGCCGCGCGGCGGATATTTCCACCAATATCATGACCGCGTTTGGCTTGAAGGTCAGCGAGCTATCGCGGCTGAACGATACGCTGGCAATGGCGCAAGCCAGCTCAAACCAGAACATGGAAGAGCTAGGCCAGGCGATGGCGAAGGTCGCGCCGGTGGCAAAGACGTTCGGCGTGTCAGTCGAAGAGACGACGGCTATTCTCGGCTTGCTCGCAAATCAGGGCATCAAGGGCGGCATTGCCGGTCGCGGTCTGGCGCGCGTTATGACTGGACTTACCAAGGATACAGACCGCGCGAAAAAGGCGTGGGATCGGCTGGGGCTGGACCCGACGAAGTTCATCAAAGACGGCAAGATCAAAAACGTTAAGAATCTTCTCGCGGCCATTGCGGAAAAGCAGCCCGAATATAAAGACTTCGTTGATATCTTTGATAGCTTCGGTGCGCGCGCCCTGTCGGCGCTTGCTAACGTCAAGGACTTGCCGGGCGCGTTTGAGACTTTGCTGGAAAAGCTAAAACAAACCGGCACGGCTGCAGAAATGGCCGAACGGCGCATGCGCGGCCTGCCGGGCGCGTGGCTGCGCCTGAAATCCGCCATGCAGGGCGTGATCCTGTCAATCGGCAACGCCGGGGCGCGGTCCGATCTGATCGCCACCTTCGACCGCATCCGCGAGGGGATCAAGTCGCTTTACTCCGAGGAGATCGAGGCCGGCACCGGCAAGCTGATCACGCGCCTCAAGGAGGGCTATGCGTGGTGGTTCAAGTGGGGCACGCGCATCGCCATGGTGGCCGCGGCGCTCGCCGTGGTCGGGATCTTCGTCGGTGTGATGTCATTTGCCCTTGGCGCTCTGGCGCCGTTGGCGATGGGCGCTTTCTGGGCGCTCATGTTGTTGTCCAAGGGCGTCGTTGCCCTGGGGATCGCGCTTCTTACGACGCCGCTTGGCTGGTTCCTGTTGCTGCTCGTCGCCATCGCCGCAGCCGCGTACCTGATCTACAATAACTGGGGCGAGATCAAGAGCTTCTTCTCAGATCTCTGGGCCGACGTGATCGCGGGCGCGCAGGCGTTCCTCGACTGGCTCCGGCAGGGCTTCGGCAATCTGGGTGCGCGGATGGTGACGGCCGTCGGGGATATCGGTGGGCAGCTGAGGTCCGCACTCGGCGAAGGTCTGTGGAGCGCGCTCGCCGAGACCGTCAAGGCTGGCTGGGGCAGCCTGATTTCCGTCTTCAAGTGGGCCGCTGGCGTCATCAAGGGGATCATCGACGGTATAGCCGGGGCCATTTCGTCGATTGGCACCGCAATCTCCGGCGCGACATCATCGGCAAAGTCGGCGGCGGGGAACGCGGCTTCTGGCCGTGCGGCGCGCCCGATAACCCCTGGCGCCGCGCTGCAGGCCCGGGCCTCCGGCGGACCGGTTGCCTCGGGCGTGCCCTACATTGTCGGCGAGCGCGGCCCTGAAGTTTTTGTGCCCAAACTGGCCGGCCGGATCGTGCCGAACGCGGGTCTGCGCCGCGCCGCTGCGGGCCTTGCCTTCGGTGCCGCCGCGCCGCTGATCGCCGCAGGCGCTCAGCCCACCTCCGCCGCTCCGGCTCAGCCCCAGATCACCGCCCACATCACCATCAACGTGACGGGGCGCGCCGACGGTGAGGAGATCGCGCGTAAGGTCACAGCCGCGCTCAACGATGTGGCGCGCAGCGCCCTCCACGACGGAGCCTATGATGCATGAGTGCCAGCCGTCCCAGCGCAACTTGCCGCGCTATAAGAGCGCGCCACGGAGACCGAGATGAGCCTGCTGCAAGTCGGTCCAATGCAGTTTCAGGTCACCGGGCCGCATTTCGAGCGGCTCAAGCATGGGCATCAGTTCGTCTGGCCAAAGCACGACCGCTTCGGGCAGCCGCCGGCCTACCAGTTCACCGGGGCCGGGCCGGAGACCGTCGACATCGACGGCACGGTGTACCCCGAATATTTCCGCGGCTTCGAGGAGCTGCAAAATCTGGCCGGGCGCGGCTCCCAGCCGCAGACCGTGGTGTCGGGCGCGGGCGACGTATTCGGGCGTTGGATCGTGCTGAAGCTGCAGTTGCGCCAGAGCTATTTCAACCGCGACGGCGCGCCGCGGAAGGTGGACTTCCGCATCTCTCTGGAAAAGTTCCAGGGTAACCGCGGCTCTGGCGGAGGGCTGTTCTGATGGCTGTGGCGTACGTGACAGGGCAGAACGACATGCTCGACCTGATCGTCTGGCGGCATTATGGCTTTCAGCAGGGTGCGGTCGAGGCGGTGCTGGAAGCAAACCCGCGGTTGTCCGCGCATCCCGCCGTGCTGCCCGAGGGCGTGACGATCACGCTGCCGGAGATCGCCCGCCCGCGCGGCGCGCCGCCGAAGATCAGACTGTGGGATGACGCGCCGTGAGCATGACCCCGCAATACCAGATCCTCGCGGGCGGCGTGGATGTGACCAGCAATCTCAGCCCGCGGATGACGCGCCTGAGTGTCACCGATGCCGATGGCGTGCAGAGCGATGCCGTGAGCATCGAACTCGACGACGGGGATTTCGCGCTGAGCCCTCCTTCCACGGGCACGCTGCTGGCGGTCTGGATGGGCTACGCCGAAAGCGGCCTCGACCTCATGGGGCTATTCACCGTCAATCGGGTGCGGCGCGCCTTCGACAAGCAGGCCGGCGTGGTCATGGGCATCGAGGGCAAGTCGGCCGACCTGAAGAAGGAGATGAAGGCCCAGCGCACCGGCCAATACGAGAACAAGAGCATCGAGGATATCGTCGGCGAAGTTGCGGGCCGGCATGGGCTCGGGGCGAAGGTCTCGCCGTCGCTGTCGGGGATCACGTATGAGTGGCTCGGCCAGGCCGAGGAGAGCGACCTGCATCTGATCACCCGCATCGCACGCGACCACGACGCGATCTGCAAAGTGGCCGGCGGCAAGATCCTGATGCTGGCGCGCGGCGAGACGGGCCTGCCGGCGCTGACCCTGACGCTGACCGACTTCATCAGCTGCGAGGTGGAGACCGAGGAGCGCGCCGAGCACGGCAAGGCGATCGCGCATTGGCATGACCGCGCCAAGGCGCAGCGCGTGCCCGAGGAAGCGACCAGCGGCGAGGGGCCGCCTTTCACCCTGCGCCACATCTTCAGGACGAAGGAGGATGCCAAGGCCGCCGCGGCGGGCAAGCAGAAAGCGCTTGACCGGCAGAAGAAGCGGCTATCTGGGACCATTTCGGGGAACACCGGCGTGATGGGCGGCGCGCCGCTGGCCGTCACCGGGATTGCCGCGCTCTACGACGGCGCCTATAGCATCAAGACAGTCGAGCACGTGATGGAAAAGCAGGCCGGCTACACCAGCCGGATCGAGGCTGAGACGGCGGAGTAAAATGCGGGATTGAAGGGGCTTCGAAGGCGGGTTTCAGGAGGGTTTAAGGGTGTTCGAGAGGGGCGCTGTGGAGGGTCCTGGCAGGGTATCCAGCGGCGCTTCGAGCGTTCGCAGCGCGCGCCACATTCTCGCCACATTTCAGGCGGCGTGAAATTTTCCATAATCTGGCGACACATCCTGCGCGCTTCGCCAAAAAGTTCGGCGCGCTACAGGATCACTTGGCGAAGCACGACGAACCTTTCGCCCGATTATGGAAAATTTCGCAGCGTCGAGAGCGCAATGATGTTGAGCGACTGGATGACCAGCCAGCGGCGCTACGATCGAACTGGTGGAGAAGGGAAAAGGCGGGATTAGAGACAGATGCAGGCGTGCCTCTGTCCAAAGATTTGCCGAAGCGTGTTACGGTGCGACCAAATAGTAATCTGCGCGCCGCTTTTAACTACTTACTGCGCTGTGCTCCTTGTGCAGCGGCTTAACGCAGTGGTGCCGCTTGGATTAATCCGTCGCGATCACGGATTTCAAACCGCCCGTTAGTTATCCGATAGCGCTCTCCAAACGCACTCTCTTTCTTCCAATATGCACCATCTCTGAATGAAAGGGCTTCTTCAAATGGATCATCGCTCCCTTGATAATATATACGCACAAGAAAGCGCTGGCTGTTCGGCTTCTCTGGGCGTTCAATGATCTGATATCTTCCTGCGAGCAGCCCCGTCATCTGTGTTTCTGCAACGATCACTTCGCCGGGACCTGCCGGAAAGGAACTGACCTTGGCATCGGCGT